GACGCAGGAGCGTAACGGAACCGTTCCGCCTTCAGGTACTTCAGCAGGGCTTCCCATTGCGTGACGAGAGCGCCCGACTTCACCGACAGGGACAGGTCGCCGACAGTCTTCGACTCCTCAGCAACGCGCGAACCCTTAGCGATCAGCGTCGTCACGGCAGCGATAGCGGCAGAATAGGCATCCCCGTACTGATTGAACAGGAACGTCAATTCCTCGTTACTGAACAGTTGCTCAGTTGTGTCAGTGTCCTGGATCAGAAACCGGATATGGTCCAGGTCCGATGCGCCAGGGTCACCCGAATAACTCCAAGTCATGCGGCAACCTCCCGTCCCCAAGTGTAATCGCGATTGCCCCTAATGTGCCGAAACGGGGCCACCCAACTTTGTGGATGACCCCGCTCCGCGCTATTCAGTTGTCAGTATCCGGATCAGGCAACGATGGTGTTCCAGAAGTAGCCGAGATCCGAAGCGACGACCTTGTTGTCGAACGCCAACTCAGCCTCGACGCGGGTCGCGCGCAGCGACTCAAGCCGGAACGATGACGTACCGATCGTGAGGCCCATGCCCTGCGAAACGCCAGTCCACGAGAACGTGTAGCCAGCGGACGGGGTAAGGATGCCCGGCGTCGGGGCAACGTGCGCGAGAAGCGCCGTCTTGCCCGTCGTGAACGAGTAAGCGCCAGTAGCACCCTCAGCGTTCGTCGCCTTCACGGACTTCGACACAAGCACGCGCTCGATATCGAACATGCGAGCAAGCATGTCCTCCGTGATCGTCTGGCTGCTGGTGTACTTGATGCGATCGACGAGATCCGGGTGATTCTTCAACTTGCGGAAGACGTCGTAACCGAGGACGAGGGTGTTAGCCTCCAGGCCCGTCGTGCTGAGGATCTGAGCCTTGCCAGCCTCGATGTCCTCGATCGGGTCAGAGTTGGTGTAGTCCGACCACTGAACCGTCTGGCCCGTGGTGGGGGAAGCGGCAACACCGGTGACGTCCGTGGCCCACTTGTTCGTGGTCATGAAGTCGTTCACGAACTGGATCTCGCGGCGAGTGAGCAGGCGGTGCGTAACGAACTCCGCAGCCTCACGATCAACGTTGATCGGGGCGTCAGCGTTAGCGCGCGTCTGGTCGCCGATATCCTTGTGGATCGCGTAAACGTCGGCGTAGTACGTCTCGGTCGTGATGTTGTAGCCGGAGCCGACAGACTCGGTACCGTCCGTGCGGACGCGAGCCTCGTCACGCAGCCAGTCGTTCTTCGAGTAAACGAAGTACTTGTCGGACTGCTTGTCGACCGGGACAACGGGGAACACCTTGTCAGCGATGAAGTTCTCTGCACGCTGAAGGTAAGCGACGCTGATGTTCGTCAGGATTGCGTCAACATGGACCTGACTCTGAGTGGGCTGAGGCATTTGTTACTACTCCTTAGAGTCCACGCGCAGCGTTGGCGCAGTCGATGACGGCAGCGGCAACCGTACCGGCAGCGGCGTTCTCGATGAACGTGCCCACGGCGTAGTTGGCTGAAGCGGAACCGCCAAACACAAGGGTGACGGCAGTAGCGGAAGCCGAAGTGAAGAGCGGCTCACCGAACGAAGCGGAGCCACCGCACTCAACCTTGGTCCCGCCAACGATGGTGACCTCAGCAGCCTGACCAGCGGTCGGGGCATTCTGAAGGACACCGATGGGACGATCCGTGGCAGCCGACACAGCGACGACCTCACCGTCACCATTGTCGATCTTCACGAAATGGAACTGCTTCGCCGACAGATCCTCGCCAGCGACGAACGTGGTCTTGACTGCGGCATTAGAGAACTCGAAGGCCATTCTCAGGCTCCCTTCTCACTCAGGTAATCGTTGTAGAGGGCAGGGTTTTCCACCGCGACCTGAGCCATTGCCTGCTCGACGGTCGCAGCCTTACCCTCGGCTACCGCTGCCTTAGCCAAGGAAGTCATCTTGTTGATTGCGTCACCCGCAGGGACGAAGCCCTTGCCAACCTCCGTGAAGATGTCAGCCGACTCGTTCTGCGCGTCCGCCGAGGCGAGAGCATCCTCAACGCTCTTCGCAAGATCGGCGTCAATCGCCGCGAGGCGACGCAGCGCAGGCCCAACCTTCTCCGGGTCGAGCGTGAGGTGCTTGAAGGTGTCGCGCGCCTTGACGATGGCGTCGGCGTCAGCGCGATCCTCCCGCTCCTTCGCGAGAGCAGTCTCAGCCTCGGCCTTAGCCTTAGCCAACTCCTCCATAGCCTTGCGGATCGGCTCGGGTGCGGACTTCGCGAGCGCAACGACATCATCTGCCGCCTCCTCAACCGCCATCTCCTCATCTGAAGAACCCTCAAGTTCCGAGATTCGAGCCTCCAACTCAGCGATGCGCGCCTGCGCCATCGCCAGTTCCTCTTCCATCTGCTTCGACTCCGGCTCCATGCCGTCGGCCTTCTCGTCCTCAACGGCGAGAGTGACCTCGTCTTCAGCAGCCGTGACCTCTGTGGCCTCTTCCGACATGCTCTCTCCTAACGGTTCGGGCAGAGCGGCGAGCACATCTGCCACAGATTCAGTATTAGACGCCTTGATGACGAGCCAGCCTTCGTGCAAATGCGCCGGATGATCAACGCCTGACGTTTCCTCAATGACGAGTTCAGTCATCTTGGGGGCTTTGCGCGCCAAACCGCACCTCCTACTTCACGGATAATGATACATGAGTTTCGAGAGGCCCTGAGAGGCTAATCTTTCACGCACTCCACGATCTGCTCGATGTCGAACTTTGCCTTGAACCCTAGTTCCTTCTCGATGCGCGTAACGTCCGCGATCGTCGAAGCGCTATCTCCCGGCCTGCGGTCCCGAATGACGGGCGCGATCTGCCATCCGACAGCGCGGCTCGCGGCAGACACCATCTCGCGAACCGTTACGCCGCGTCCTGTGCCGACGTTGTAGACCTGCTCGTCCAGTTGGCCGAGCCGTTCAGCGACGAGAACGTGCGCGTCGGCGATATCAGCCACATGGACGTAATCCCTCACGCATGTCCCGTCCCGCGTCGGGTAGTCGTCACCGAAGATCTCCGGCGCTTCACCGTTGCGGAGCGCGCGCGTCAGTCGCGGCAGCAGGTTGTCTTGCGAGTCGTCGCGCAGATCGGGTGACACGGCACCAGCGACGTTGAAGTAACGCAGGATCGCGTACTCGCCACCTGTCGCTCGCGCATTATCGGCGATGAGCCGTTCCGCCATGAACTTACTTGCCGCATACGGAGACGACAGGTAGGTCGCGTTGATCTCCTTGATCGGGAGATCGCTTGGCGCGTACAGGGACGCGGTGCTAGAGAACAGGATGCGGCACACGTTCCGGTAACGCATCGCGCGGAGGACGCTGAGTGTCCCGGTGACGTTCGTGTCGTAATAGGCGAGCGGCTTATCTACAGATTCGGCTACCGACTTCAGACCCGCGAGATGAATAACGCCATCGACATCCTCGATAGCGTCGAGCAGCAGGTCGCCGTCCCGTATGTCGCCGTCGACGAACCTGACAGTCGGAGGTACGCGCCTCCTGTTACCGTTCGATAGGTTGTCGATGACGACCGCATCGTGGCCTGCCGCGATGAGCGAGCGCAGCACGTGAGAACCGATGTAGCCCGCACCGCCAGTAACAAGCCAACGCACTCAGTCCTCCTGGAAGATGGTGCCTCGGGTCGTTGTCGATGCGATGCGATCCGCCTCGAACGTCACGGATGCGCTTGTCTTGGCGGTGCCGAGCCGCGCCGTGATGTTGTCTTGGTCCGTGACCGCCGTGACCCGCGCATGGCGAATCCTGCCTGCGTCTGTCTCAACCTTGACGTAGGTGCCGGGCCGGATCGTCTTAGCCATAACGTCTATGTTAGAGGATGCCGAGTAGTTGCAGAATCTCCATGTCGTCGTCCTCGCGGATACGAACCTGGCCCGTGGCGCTGCCCAACGTTGGGATGAGTCCGATCGTGCCGCCTGTGTGACCGATTGTGCCGCTGACTCTTGCGACTGATTGCGTCAGTCCGTCGATGAGTCCTGACGGGTCGATGAGTGTCGCGTCGCCGGAGAACGACCAAACGTAACCGCCGCTTGCAGGCAAATCCGGTGGCGCAGATGGCGATACCGGGGTTATACGACCCGTGCTGACGCTGCTCCCGGCAATACTGCCGCTGCTGTTGGGTGATCCAATCGCTACACCCGCCGCACCCGTCGAACCGCCTATAAAACCCGTGAAGCCGACAAAACCAGTACCCGCCCCGACAGTCCCGCTAGCCCCCGTAACGCTACCTGTGTAGCCGACAGAACCCGCAGCCACGCCCGTAGTGCCAGACGCTCCCGCCGCCGCCCCTGCGAGTCTCGCAGACCCACCAGCCGCGCCTTGCATGGCAATCGTCCCGGCGATGTTGCCGTTTAGTGCAGGGAAACCGCCGACAACCCCTGCGACGACCGTGACCGCCGACGCAATCCCGATAAATCCGGAGATACCTGATACTGAACCAGAACTAGCAACAGACCCAAATGCGAAACCCGTGTAGCCAACTTCGCCG